TCATTAATCCGAAGTTACCTTTCCCCAGCCAGTGAAGCGCCACTTCTGCATTTATTTTGTTGTCACTCAGTTTGCTGTAGTCCATCAGTATGCCTCCTCATCGAGTTTCGAGAACCAATGACCCACTGCGCGCTCGAGGGTTTTCTTTGCTTCTTCAATTGAATCATTGCCCGGAAGATGCGTTTTTATCCCTGGTAGTAAGCAGGTTACATCGTAGTTAGGCATCGAACGGCTCAGAGAGCTCCAGTTAACTGAGCCGACAACCCACCTCCCTACATAAAGGTCCTCGCCATTAGAATGTCTCGCTGTCTTACGCTTCCATGTTAATTTCATTTTTCTTCCCCTCTGGCTGGCTGCCCGGCCCCGATAATGCGGAGCACCCTTTCCATCTCACGATTCATGATTGCGTGCAGCACGCGGTCACGGCGGTATTTGCATGCCTCAGGCTTGTGCTTGCGCTTCTCGATAAATGGAAGTGATGATGACTTGTAATAGCGCTGCATGATGCGGTTGCTTTGCGCTATGTCGTGGTGGATTAACTGCTGTGCTGTTGTCATGATTTCACCTGCTCTGCTACAACTGATTGCTGAAGAAAATCTGCCAAATCCATACCAAGCCATTCACATGCCCGATGCATATCTTCAGCAGGAATAATCCGGCGCCCGTTATCCAGCACCATCACAGTGATGGTTAAACCTGGAACTATCTGCATCTCGCTCTGCGAGATAACTTTTGGCAATTGGCCTGTCATGATTTCACCCCGTAATGCTGAATAGCTGTGATAATCAAACCAGTGCAGATGTATATCGTCCCGCATATAACTCCAGTGTCAGAATTAGCGGCATATGAGGATCCAGTTAATCCACCACCAATGGCGCATATGAACATTGGGATTGTCATGGTTTCACCTGCTTGCTTTTTTCCTGGATTAACTTCAGGCTCATGTTTAAAGTCCACTCGTTTAGCTTCTGAGTCAGAACCATCATTTTAATGATGTGCTCTTCACGCTCTTTCTTGTTCATGGTTTCACCCTCTCCAGTCGTTTTGGCTGGCAGATTCTTTCTGGTTTTCTGCATATCTCCGCGCCGCATCTTCCTGCTCGATGTTGACGAAGTGTCCATTCTTCCAACCCATATAAAACGTCTTTGGCTGGCCGGAGCGGTACTTGCCAATGATAATTTCCGCAATGCCTTTGAGGTCGCTGTTCTCGTTATAAACCTCGTCCCGGTAGGGGAAGATAATCACATCGGCATCCTGCTCAATTGCTCCAGACTCGCGCAGGTCACCCAAAGTCGGTCGCTTCTCTGAACGGGATTCGACGCCTCGGTTGAGCTGGGATAGTAGGATGACGGGCACTTTGTTGCGAAGGCAGAACTGTTTTAGCTTTCGCGTAATCTCTGCGATTGCCAGGTCAGGCCGCTCAGCTTTAGGTTTTGGTATCAGTTGCAGGTAGTCTATTGCCAGAAAGCTAAGCCCTTCATCGCCCATGTTCATTCGCTCAGCTTGAGCGATGATTTCGTCCACTGTGAATGATCCGTCGAGAACATAGTTTTTCTCATCCATCAGCGTGCCAGTGGCTGCTGTGAGCTTCGTGTAGTGTTCCTGCTGCATGTCCAGAGGGTTTCTCAGCACGCCTATTGAAAGACCGGACCTGTCAGCCACATGACGCTCAACCACCTGCATATCAGACATCTCCATGGAGATGAAAAGCCCTTTGCCTTTCTGACGGCCGATTGAGTTAGCGATATTAATCGTCAGCTCCGTCTTGCCCATGCCGGGCCTTCCGGCAACGATAATCAGGTCAGTGCGATCGAAGCCGCCATACTCATCATCCACCGGCTCAATACCGGTTCGCAGATAAAGCCCTGACTCTGACCCTTTCATGCGCTTTTCCAGAACGTCCATGTAATCGTCCATCAGGTCACCTATCCGGCGAGGCAGTCGGTCGTTGGTTTCGAACTGTAAGCGCGACAGGATCCCCGTCACATCTGATATCCGGTCATTGATATCGTGAACGCCTGCACTGCGCAGCGTATCAACTGCCTGCATCAGGTCAGAGACGCCCTTTCGAATCATCCAGCACTGACGTACGCGCTTTGCCCACGCTTTGATGTTTGCTCCAGACTTGCACCGCATCGAGAGAGCAAGAACCATGTTACGAGTCTCTTCGCCAACGCCAGACTGAATACTGAAGGGGTCAACAGGCTCGGCTTTGTTAATCAAAGCGCCGATGACTTCGTACATGCTTCGCAGGTGATGGTTCTCAAAGGCTTCAGCGGGGAGCTTTCCAATGATATCCCGGCAGTCAATGTGATCGCCCTTAAACATCATCGCCCCGACCAGCTGCTCCTCAAATTCGTATGACTCCATGGTCAGTCTCCGCTGTAAAATATTTTCTCAAACGTTGATTTACGAACGGCGAACTCAATATCTGCCCGCCATTTCCTGTCGTTCTCGCCAGAGTGATGCCCGGTTGCCCACCCAGCGAATCCGCGGGACAGGTATGTGCAGCTGAACTCGGTAATCGACTTGGGATGTTCTTTTTTGATTTTCTTGCAGTGCCGAAGGTATGCGGTGAAGTTTCTGCGCAGGTGCCGTTTGATTGAGTCAGCCAGTCCCAGCGATTTGACGTAGTTTTTCTTGATGGCGATTTCATTCCAGCATTCCTGGATTTTGATTTCGTCCATTTCCTCCCCCTGGGGGGTAAGGGGGGTGTTGTCTTTTGTCTTTTGTATATTGTCTTTTGTGGTTAGCAACTTCTGCGAAGGTCTGTTAGCTACTTCTGCTAATGTTTTCTTAGCAGGTTTAGCTAATGTTTTGCAGAATCCGTTATTCTTGGTTTCCCACTCAGCAATATTGGTATTCACGCCAACTTTCCGGCCTTCCTGAATCAGGACTTTCTTCCTGACGAGACTGGTTTTTGCAGTTGAGCAATGAGTAAGATGCTTTCCGATCATCCCCTCAAGCTGCTCGTTGCTAATCCAGTCCATTTTCTTACTGAATCCGTACGTTTTGCGCCAGACGGCCATGACGACACAGAGTTCAGTCTCTGGCAAACCAGAGCACATCGTCGCATCGAGTAGCTCGTTCGCAAGGCGCAAGAAACCATCTTCAAGCTGCGCCACTTTACGCTCCACGACCTCCAATGGAGGCCTATAATCGGATAGTTTTCTGACGTTACTCATGACCATTCTCCTTTGCCTGTTTCTTTACGCGATCCCACTCAAGTCGAAGCCTGGTAGGCTGTGCGAAATCACAAAGGTAGCGGTCACGAAGTATGTTTTTATGCGGTTTGTCCTGGTAAGAACGGCGCTTTTTTGTCATAATTACTCCTGTTGTTTGTGCTTAAAACGACATCGTGATTTGTGAATCAGCCTCTGTTCGCGCAGGGGCTTTTTTATTGCCTATCGCCTGATAAGCGCCTTGAATCGCCCTTCCTATCGGGCTTACCTCTACTGCCATCCTGGCAATGCAGAAAATCGTTGCGATATCCCGCCAGTTCATTCTGCTGACCTTTGTCTCATGCCATCCCGCCAGTTCAGCGAATTGACGCCCGGTAATCTGGGAGAGCGTAATCAGTAAGTCAGTCTCTGCACGGTCAATCTCGCGCTGAGTCGGTTTGCTGTAGTTTGCGTGGTCCATTGCGTATTATTTCCATGTTGAATTAGTTACGTGCGATCACCCTGCGGTGTCGCATTGGTTGCTCTACAAGCGGCAGAGCGGTTCAGAGTTTTAAAGAGCGGTGTTGCTTATGCTGCTGTAGGTGGGAACAGGTCATCGATTCCTACAGCGGCACCATGTTTGTTAAATACCGTAACTAGCATCCGACACTGGGCTACATTCAGGCTTCGGCGGCCGTTCTCGTAGTGACCAATAGCACCCTTGGTTAATCCAAGTTCGCTTGCGATCTCTCCCTGTGTCAGTCCCAGTCGCTTACGGATATTTCGCAAGTTGTTCATATGGGCCTCCTTTAAAATCGTAGTATACATTTCGTATCTTGATGCAGCAAGTAAATATACAAAATGTGTCTCGATTAAATGAATACAGATTGTATGATTCAGGAATGAACATGAAATGGTATGAACTCGCTAAGTTCCGCATGAAGGAACAGGAAATCGGGCAGGAGAAACTGGCCGAGCACCTTGGTATCACTAAAGGTGCTGTGAGCCATTGGCTGAACGCCAGGCGTGAGCCAAGCCTTGAAGATATTGCAAAGATAATGCGCTACTTGGGGCTTAAGGAGTTTTTGGTAAACCACGATGGCACCATTTCCCCTGCAGGAGCCATGGCGAATGTCGATGGGTTTAAACCGTACACTCCCGGGGTGAAATATCCGGTGATTAGCAAGGTGCAGGCTGGTGCATGGGCTGAAGCTTGCGAAGCTTACACCGTTAAGGATATTGATCTATGGCTTGAGTCTGATGCGCACATACAGGGTGATGCGTTCTGGCTTGAGGTTGAGGGTGACTCGATGACGGCGCCAGCTGGTCCAAGCATCCCGGAAGGAACGTTTGTGCTTTTCGATACCGGCAGAGATGCGATCAACAACAGCCTGGTGATAGCGAAGCTTTCGGACTCAAACGAGGCCACCTTTAAGCGCCTGATTATCGACGGCGGACAGAAGTACCTCAAGGGGCTTAACCCGCAATGGCCTATGGTTCCGATTAACGGCAACTGCAAGATTATCGGTGTGGCTGTGGAAACTAAGATGCGACTGGTTTAGCCCAGTGGCCGGAGAGGCGTTCGGGTGAGGGAGTTGTACCATAGCTTGGCAAGCAAAAAGGATACGCAATTACAGCATGCAAAATGACATCCTACATGTAGTTGAAATCATTCGCCGCATACCCGACTGTGCGACTGAGCCATTTCTTTGCCGGTGTGATAATGGCGAGCTTTATGTTGTTAAAGGGATGCCATGCGTTCCAAAAAAACAGCTCATAGCCGAGTGGATTTCTGCATTTTTAGCCAAAGAAATGAATCTATCAATTCCTGAGTATAGAATCGTCTATGTTGACCAGTCCTTGACTGAGTTCAAACCAGAGTGGCGCAACGCGCTACAGGAAGGCTATGCTTTCGCAACAAGATACGTGACAGGCGCGGCACCAATAACATTTACACAAGCACATTCAAACGTTGAGATTCAGGATCAAAAGAAGGTTTATCTACTTGATAAGTGGATAAATAATTCAGACAGATCACTGTCACCTCTTGGCGGGAACGTTAACATTATTTTTGATTACCAAAACAATAGATACTATCTAATTGACCATAACCTTGCCTTCGATCATGATGAACTAGATGGTGAGTTTGATTACCACGTTTACGGCAATAGACATCGATCTTGGAAGTTCGACTTGGTGGATCGTCAGCTTTGCGAGGATGAAATTAAGAGGGTTACAACTCTACTTCCAGCCGTAGCTAGCGGCATTCCGCAAGGATGGGAACTGGAAGAGAGCGAGCAGCATAGGGAATTTTTGGGATTTATTGAAAAAACACTCAACCGAGCAGAACACGAAAGATTTTGGAGCAATATCACATGACTACGCCATGTCTATACAGCATCGTAAGATATGCGCCCTATGCAGAAACTGAAGAATTCGCAAACATAGGGGTAGTTCTGTGCGCGCCAAAAAAACACGCATTCCACTTTAAACTGACGCAAGGTAATGACGCCAGAGTAAGTGCATTTTTCCGTGACGATACAATATTTCCCTATGCAAAAGATGCCGTAGCAAGAGAACTTAAACTTGCTAAGGAGCAAGTCAGAAATATAGATACCGCAGAGGGATTAGCTCAATTTTTCAACTACCTAACAGCCAAAAGAGAATCTATTTTTCATTTTAGCTCTACCCGGGTAGTCTTGGCCTCTGATCCTGAGCATGAGCTAGCCTTAATCTATGATAAGTTCATCAACCATGCCGAGTACAGCAAGGAAAGAAGAGAGGACATTTTAGCCAAGGAACTGAAATCTAGATTAAACTCATACTCTGAGCTAAAAAATGCTTTCAAGAAAGAAACCCTTGGTGGTGATTTAACTAGATTTTCTATGCCTTTTGTTGCCAAAAATGATGATGAAATACTCTGTGCCATAAAGCCGTTATCTTTTGGACAGAAAGAACCTGGGAAGATGATGGAGCATTGCGATTCTTGGGTGGCTCGTGTTACGAGGGCAGCAAATGAGAACTTACTAAACCTTGCCAACGTACTATTCACCATCGATGGACACAAGAAATCATTGTCTGCAGAAGCAAAAGCCATGGACGAGATTCGAAGAACGTTCGATAGGCACAATATATCTCACTTCAAACATGATGATGAACTATCAATAATTTCTTTCGCAAAACAATCGCTATGAACCCAACCCGGCCACCGCGCCGGGTTTTTTTCGCCTGTCGATCAGCCCCCTCCCTCTTCAGCATCCATCCACACTGATTTATCACCGATAGAAAAATAAATTACCTTAATTTTCAATCCATAACGTATATCTCGTCATTTGTGTATACAAAACGTATTGCATGCATCGAATACATTTTGTATATTTACCCCATCAGCAGGACGCACCGCACCACCGACACGATGTCGCGCTCTTTAATAATCAGGATTTCTACCGCCGCTTGCGGTAGACCAAAGTGCAGTTGGCTTTGGGCAAGAGAGAGGTGGAGCTTACGGCGCGAGTTTACCGTCGGACCTGAGAAGCCTCTTAAATTCGGAAACGTCACGGGTTCCGGCTCTTGCACCTAAGCCAATTACCGGAGGCAGATATGGTTGATATCGTCTTTAAACGCAAAAAAGAAAACAGCAAGTCACGCCGGATGCGTGAACGTGGTGAGCATTACGCAGCGTACAAAGCTCTGTGTGACGCTGACCGGGCAATGGCAAGGAAGCTTGAGGCAGCATTCACGAAGCTGTCAGAGGGCTGCACAGCTAAAGTGGCGCGCGCCGTGAATGGTGAGGATTACGGCATGCAGATTAAGCGGGCCACAAAGCGCTTAGAAAAGCAGTTCAAGCGTAGCCCAGCAATCGATGGGCCTATTTGCATACCGGATGTTGCGCACTATGCAGCCGGATATCGCAAGCCAACAGAATCAGTGACGGCGAGGTGAGCATGGCTTTAGACCACGGAGTTCTGAATATCCCGCTGGAGAAGCGCGGCAACTTCCACAAATA